AGCGCCAAGTGTGAAGTTTAGCTTCAAAGCAGTCGATGAAGTAAAAGGTAATGCGTTCCAAGGTCAGCAACAACCGCAGCAACAGCAGCAACCGCAGCAACAGCAGCAACCGCAACAGGCTGCACCGATTGACTTTGATGACGATATTCCATTCTAGGAAGTGTGCATGGGTATTGCATTAGGCTAAAAATCTAATGTAATACCTCCCAAAATTGGAGAATTTTATGCAGTACACCGCCCAAGCAACAACAACAGCAACAGGCATTCCAACCAGTACGATAACCGAGCTACGAATTGATAACGGAGGGGTAAGCGAAAGGTTCAACCCTTGGGAAATACAAACGTCAATGTTCGGTCAGAAGTTAAGGTTGTCTGAGGTTAGAGATAACATAAACAATACGCATAGAGTTAATGCTTTTGGTACGCTGGCTATGTTTGCGCTACGAAACGGCTTTGATGAAGTGGATATGTGTAAGATGGCCGATAACAAAAAGAATATCTGTTACGACCTATATGTTGACGGTTACGTCTTTAGAAAGTTAAACGAAAGACATTATAAACGTAAAGTAAAAAAGGTGAGAAAAGGTGCGTGAATTTATAGTTATACCAGCAAAGCCCGACTCTGTAGATGACTTTCTGAAATCTATTAGTGAGTTGATAGATAAGGGTGACGGTTTTAAAGTAAAGGTAACAGGCATGTCGAACAGGTCACTATCGCAAAGCGCCCTACTACACATCTGGGTTAGAATATACGCCGCTTGGAGGTTTAAAGTTCCGCTTGGAAGTATTGAAAAGTCGGATGTAGATGACGCTAAGATAATCTTAAAACAAGCTGCTTATAACAATGCCGACTACAGGTGGTTGTGTAAAAGAGTAACAAACCATGACACGGGCATTAGCGCCTTAGTGTTAAAAAGTACAAGTGAATACGATAAAGGGGAAATGTTTATGTTTATGGAGTTCGTGCAGGCATTCGCAGCGCAGCAAGGCGTTGTTCTTGAAACTTTAGGTGAGTTCGGGAGGTTAAAAGATGAAACGAATGTCTAAAAATGATAGTGATAATTATAAGGTCTTGTGCGAGATACGTTATCAACTACACGAAGCACTAAAGGCAACCATAAAAGAAGATAATTTTACTTTTTTGCACGAAGCATTAAGAATTTTAAATGACCATATCTTTACAGAATACAAAAGCGGCTCGACACAAAAATACGACACTTGTGACAAGCAGCTCACCTAATAAGTCCAAAGCACGGGGACAGTCTTGCGTATATCTACGTGTACGAAAGTCTTAGCGATACCAATACCACCAAAGTCTAGCTGAAATGCTAGTTTCGCCAGCAAGAATCTTTGCGCCCCACTGCTAACTCTTATATCTGCGGCAATGCCTTTAGTGTGCATTCCACCAGCAGCCTTTTTAGCTTCAATAGAGTGCTTTTCGCTTCTATATCCAGAAGTAATTGTAAAGGGAAATCCAGCCTGCTCGCGCAGCATGTCTAACCTATGGATAAACTCATCTTGCATATTGTTTTCGCCAGTCTCTTGGCAATCAAATTCTTCTATTTTAAAGTATTTGAACTTACTCATCTGATTTATGACTCGCACCAAAGTAAAAAGAAGTTATGGCAGATACCACACCGCCCATGTAACCCAATATTAAACTGACAATTGTGTCGCTATTAGAATCAGGTGGCTGGATAGTAACAAGGAAAATATACCCAACGAAGCCCACAAGAGACACAAGCGCAACGATCCTAGGCGTCCAATCACCTTTATGTGCCTGTCTCGCATTTTTGACATCCTCTGCCTCTAAAGCAAATATATCTACTTCCAATTCCGCCATTTTAGCTTCAAAATCTAACTCTGCTTTCTTAACTTCAAGCAATTGTTCTGGTGAGGCGTTCTGCAAGGCTTTCTCAATGCTTTTAGTGTCGTTTCCACAACCTAAGGCAGATGCAATTGCAGACGCAGCAGCGCCACCTAGGGGGCTACCTAAAGCCGTACCTAGAACTGGAGCTACAGCGCCGATTAAGCTCTTAATAGATTTAAAATTCATTTCTTAGGCTTCTTCATTGGTTTTTTCTTAGCTTTCTTTGGCGGTGCGCCTACTTTACTACCGTATGTACCTTTACCTTGGGGCATAATTTTCTCCTAGACTTTCCATTAGTTGAATCATTTTAGTCATATACCAGACGGCTTTCTTGGCATCTTGTACTGGGTTTTCTTTAGTCATTAATCTACTGCCAGTGTATTTAATCACATTACCGTGGCAGTACTCTATAGCTCCCTCCACACCTAAAACATCAACAATATAGTCAATAGTCTCTATCTCGCCATGCGTGTAGTGTGATGGGTGGTTTACTGGGTCTAAATCTATCACTTTACTCTTCCTCTACTTCAAATGCAGATGTTAAAATCTGATGTTTAGCCCATTCAAGTACACCAACAGCGTCTATATCTGTTATCAGCTCTCTTTCCTGATATTCATATATCAAGTCCAATATCTTTAGATACAAATCATCTGTTGCTGAATTGTAATAATCGTAGCTATCGTGGTCGGTAATATTATCAACTTCTGTCATTACAACCTCTCAGTAGATCGGCGAACCTCACCTTTTTCTTTATCTAAGACAATCAAGCACATGGATTGCCCACTTACGTACCCTTGCTCATTATGCCATGCGTCAGCACTAGGTAGTCCAGCAAAAGATTCAGTAATACAACCGCCATAAGTTTCCATAGCTGTATTCTTAGAATGTATATGGCCATGATAGCAGTAGCGGTGTTTGGTTCGGCCCCACTCTTCTGGATATTTTGCGGTGAAGTATTCGGCCAGCTTGTTAGGTTTAGGTGCGTGACCGTGCGATACAAGAAAAGCAGTTTTACCCCACTCAAATACCCATGCAGGTGCAGGTGACATCTCAATCTTAACGCGCTTATTGTTGCGCCAGTATGCTTGCTGGTGCGCCTTGATTCCCATGCTCAAAACAGAATCATGGTTGCCCTTTACATGACGAACAATTACTTTCTTAAACTTCTTTAGAGCCTCTTCAGTGATAAACGACATAACCTCAAGCCCTATAAGGAATACGTGCTCTAGGCGGCCATCTGTGTCCACTCGTGTGCCTTTAGTGGTCGTGCTCTCGTAGTTATCAGCATGGTAGTAGTCGCCAAGCTGGTTAATAACGATAGTGTCGCAATCGGGAGCATTATTCATAAGGCGCATGAACACATCTTTGTGACGCTGCGCTGCTATGTTTACATCGTAGTTGTCGCCGCTAATATCTTTATGGGCGTACATGCCAAAGTGTGCATCGCCAATATTAACTACCGCTAATTCATCACTGCGCTTACTTTTAGTTGGTGTCGGTACAAATGGTGAGCGTTTTTCGTGATCTTTAATGAAGTTTTTAAGCGCAGTCTCAACAGCTTCTAGCTGGTCTTCTTTCTCTAGGTCAGTCTTAACCCATTGGATTTTAACTTGTCCGTCATCGCCGTAAAGAGTGGAGGTTCCCTTAACATTGTAATTGCTAGGGCAGATTCTAATCATATCGCTATCAGGCGCATAACCTTTTGCAGCAGCTTTCTTTCTTACAGCTCGTTTAAATGATTGTGCGGTAGCGCGAGAAACGCCCATTAACTTAGCCACTTCATGCTCAGAGTGGCCTTTTATATATAATTTTACAGCAGTTAGTTGCTTCTCAGTTGTACAGAATTCTAAATGATTAGTATCCATTCCTATATCCCTTTAGTTTACCACTTAATAGTTTTTAGTAGTTTAGAATGCCTGAACAGTATCGGTGGCCTAAGTGACAAAAGTTAGTCGTTTCAATGATTGCCCCTGAATACTGCTCAAGCATATATTTATTCGCTGTGCATAATGATACGCCATCTATATTATAGACATATATATCAATTGTAACCTGCTTTATTTTTCCGAACTCCTTAGCGTCACATGAACTGTACAAGCCCCACAATAACGATAATAGGAGTAAGCGAGCAAGCAATGACTGTTTTATATAATCCATCTATTTTACCATCCAATCTGTCGAGCCTTGTGCCGCGCTCTTCTAAGATACTTTCTATGTTTTCATAACGTACAGCGCATACGTTTTCGTGGCCCTCTATTCTAGCGAGGGCTTTGTCGATCTTTTGTTCCATTGTACAGTCCATTATTTCAATGCTAAAAAGTTTGTTAGTGATAGTGCGCCATCTAACTTTGCTCTTTCCTCTACAGTTAATACTGAGACAACACCCGCTCCAGCGTATAGAACAACCGATACAGTACCTACCCCAAGCTCAGTATCCTCGTCTTGTATATTAAAGGTAAATGTATCTTCGCCAGTCACGTCCGTAGGTGGGTTATATAGAACACTGTTACCGTCAGCCGTTACTGATACGTTATCAGCGGATGCAGCAGGTAATCGTGTCGATCTTGCAGATACACTATGAAAAGTAATCAGTGCGTCATTACCATCGGAATCAGTAGCGCCAGCTATAAGTGTTGAAGTCGGGATCAGTATAAACTTATTACTTTCACCATCAGTTATAGAGTGAGGTTGAGCTACAGGTGCTGCGCTAACAATATTTAAAGTTACTGTGGCTGTACCTGTTAAACCTAGCGGGTCGGAAACGGTGTATGTAAACGTATCCGCACCAACTGATCCAGAGGTCGGTGCATAAACAATATGCGTTGAGGTCTTAGACACCGAACCCTTACTGCCTTGAGTAAATGAGCTAATTCTAAGAGTATCGCCATCTGGGTCTGAATCATTACCTAGCAGTGTAGAAATAAGTATTGATTTCGATACGTTTTTCGTGACCGCAATAATTCCATCATTTACAGCTACTGGGAGCCTGTTAGTATCTGTAAATCCTAACGCTCCAATTTGTGCATCCGCAGCCTGATAAACTGCATTTATGGCAACTAGACCTTTGTTAGCGTCATCGGTTGCCGCGTATGTTAGCTCTCCATAGTTACCCAGCGGGTTGCCGCCAGTAGTCATTTCTGGATCGTAATAGCTAGTAGGGTTAGCATCCACATCATTCAAAGCAGAAGTAAATCCGTTTGAAGTGCGGACAGGTGCCATTGAATCTCGTACGAATGCTAATAACCCTGCACGAGTCATTCCATTAAGCTGATCTGCATCTGTCCAATCATGCTCTTTAGAAATTAACTGCCAAGCCTCAGCATTAGTAGCCACACCTGAGACTGATAAAGCATAGCGAGGAGTACCATTTAAGTAATTAACAAAAGGAAGATTATTAACAGTAGTTGTAAATTCAGCATCGTCTCGACCAAACGCTTTTGTTCTTTGTACAGTTAAAGTCGAACCACCTGCGAGTGGAGTATAAGTAAAGTCAGCTAAATTGTTTGAAAGGTCTAACCCTCTATAGCCATTAGCATTAATAAGCCCGCCGTAATAGCCGTTCGGCGTTTGAGTCTCTGTAGTAAAGTTGTACCCGCCCGTAGTAGTAGCGCCGTATTGATTAATCTTGAGATTGTTATTTATATTTTCAGGAATAACAAGATCAAGATGTACTC